AATCTCCTGTGGCGTTTCCTCCATTTCTTCGTCTATAGTGTCGAAGGCGGCATTAAGATCGTCGCGCATTGATGTATCGTGTGCTGTTTCCATAGTTATTTCCTTCTCGTAGGGTTATTTTTTCGTTAAAGACGCATAAAAAGCGTTGTTTTGCTTTACGTTAGCAGCTATTTTAGCCGCGTTTTTCGCTATATGCTCACCCACTACATACTTAGGTGTAGTACCGTGAGAATACATACCGTTTAAACTTTGCTCTAATTTTTTTATGTCTTTTTCAGTGATTTTAGCCATTATCTTCTGTGCCTATCAATAGCATCGCCAATATCGCTGCGTCTGGTGTCGCGGAGGTACTTTTCTCCACGCTCATTACGCTGTCTTGCCTTGTTTTCGATATAACCGTTGCTGTAATCCGAGCTGTTGGTTACACCGTGTTTTCTATTGTGCGCTTCAAGTTTAGCCCGTGAACTGATCACTGTTTGATCAATCGGGGACACAAAATCTTGGTGCATACCCATCACCATTGGCGCGTTTACACCGTCTTTTGGCCTGATATACTCACCCCTTGGCACTAATTTACCCGTTTCAGGGCATTGTACATAGCCGCCAGACTTCTTAGCCTTTGGTTTTCCAAAGATATTATCGAAGCCTTTGTCAAACTTGGCTTTATCCACTATTTGCTGCTCTGTCGATATTCTATCCATCGTCTTTTTTAGCCTTTGTCGTAGGTTGTGGCTTGGCCTTAGCTTCCGCTATCTTGGCGCTGGCACTGGTCATAATTTCACCAATTTTAAGCTCGGTCTTGGCCTGCTCTGCCGCCATGTTGATTTTATGCTCCACAACGTCTTTTTGAATCTCACCCTCAACCGTTGCTTGGGTTTGTTGAATGTTAGACGCTGCTTGCGCTTGCTCCAATAGCAGGTCAGCTTGCAATTTAACCTGCGTTTCAGTGACATTAGCCTCTAAATCACCCTGTATTTGAGCCATTTTCATCTGGTGGCGCTGGAATTCAGTCTCAATATCAGCTTGTTTATCAGCATCACGAATGGCAATAGTTGACTCAGTTTTGGCTTGTATGGCTTGCATAGCGCCTTGCTGCTTCATCTGCTCCATTTGTTGCGCCGCTTGTGCTTCCATTTGAGCTTCGCTTGGCTGCTCTTGACCTTCTTTAGCTTTTTCAGCCTCGGCGCTGGCAGTAATAGCACGATCTAACACGCCTTCAATCTCACTTGAGCCTTTAAACCCTGCCAAGCCCCACTGTAACAGCTCCATTAGTAGCGGTTTAGCGGCTGGGTCAGATTCCATTAGCGGTGAAGCCGATTGCATGAACGTCGATATAGAGTTCATATACTCGGTGCGCTCTTGTTTCATCTCTGAATAATCGACCATAGCAATGCTTTCTGGCCTAATAACGATCTGTAGCCGCGCTTTTGCTGGATTTTTGATCAATTCTATCGCCGCTGCCACCAATTCGGGGTCGTCTTCGGAATATTCCATGTTGGAATACTCAAAAATTGTCTCTGGTGAGAAGTGACGGGCAATAATCTCGCCTTTTATCTGCATCAAATTAGACGCAAACACCGCAAATTGCTCTTGCAATGATTGAATCCTGACTGAGCCGAACTTGGCTTTCATTTTAGACTGACCAACACCTTCATACTGATTATTGAGTGACCCTTGCATCACATCGGTCATGCCTGTTATCTGCTGCAATAAACCTATGGTCTGGTCGCGTATTTCGGTCAATTTATCAAGTGCTACCATAATATCTTGCAGGGGTAGCCATGAAATAGCCTCAGTTAAGCCACCACTCTCACCAAAAAGCGCCCAATTCGACACAGGAATTAGCGAATTATCCTTGCTAGTGTTCAACATTTGACCAATTTCAGATGATTGCTTGTTATACACACCCACCACTCTAACCGCTTCGGTTATTGTAGCAATGCGGGTTTGTAATTTATCCACCTCGTTGTACAAATCCTGAGCCATAACAAAATCAGGCACAGGCTCGTACAGTTTTGTGGTGACATTAGCAATTAGGAAGGGTGGGCAAGGCCAAAAATTAGACAGTTGTAGCGGGTCTGGCTTCTCTTCTAGCTGTTTATCATAGCCGTAGCTCAACCAATGGACTGTTCTATCGGCTTTGTTCCATATTTCCCATATCTCAGCACGTTCCCACGCCGACGTGTTCTCATCGTCAGTGCTAGAGTTGTCGTCGCTTGAGTCTGCTGTCTGTTTTTTGTACGTTAGCCCTTCTGCGGCCTCGTCACCCCATCTAGCCCGTACCTCGTCTTGGGTCATGTACGACCTAAAGCCTAACCAGCGCATATCTGCCCAGTTACGACACCACGACCACCGTATATCACCCCAATAGAAGTAATCTGTAGGCGCTCTTTCTGCGGTAACCCGCGTCTCCATCATTTCTTCACCCGTTTCAGGGTCAATCATGCCTGTAGGGACGTCTTCTGAGTCAAAATCGTACCGCGCTTTCGCACACCCTAGCCCACTGAGCAATCGGTCTTGCAGGCAAGAGCGCATCACCGCATCAAAATCTTGGCTATTATTGGCCGCGTCAAGGTTGAGCAGCCTTTCCATCACTTCTGAGGCCACACGCCCCACATCATCCTTAGACTGAGCATAACGGCGGCTAACGTCTATCTTAGGCACGTTGCCGTACATCATGTCACTGAGCGTTTTGACGTTAGAATGGAACAAATTTAGGTTAAATTCGCCGTCTTTTGCGACTTTTTGCGTTTTCTTGCCTAAAAACCGATCATTTATGTTGTCTGACTGCTTTAGCCACTTTTTACGCGCTTTTTTACTGGCATCAAGCTCAGTAAGCCAATACTTGTACCGCCCTTGGGGGGTTTCGTCAAAATCTGTTAACGTCGTTAAATCATCGCTCATGTTAAATCCTTGACCTTGAAATTGAGCTACCCGCCGTAATTTCGTGACGTTCAGCATGTAATTTATCTAAACTATACTCGCCATTGGCGATTAACGCATTAACCGCTGCGGTATGCGGGTCTGGTGCGGGTAGCTTATTCATATTTGCCATGACTGACAAGTATCTAAACGCATCAGCAGGGTCAGAGGCGTAATCGTGAAGCGGTGTGGCTGCAAAAACCTGCTTAACCGCGTCCCAGCTTTTACGATATACCCGCAGACACTCAATGCCGTAATAACAGGTGTCTATATTAAAGTGGGTGTACCGTAACGTCTGCCGCACTGCCTCTATACCATCGGCTACGGACAACTTAGGCACTAACTGCACCCTTGTATCGGTGTTTAGCCACGCGTCCATAAACTGCTCTAACGCACTCTTATCTGTGGTAAACGTCATGGCCTTAGCGTCATGGGGTAGATTGATTGAGGCGTAAACGTAGGGCTTACCTTTGAGAAAATCAATATAATGCTGGGCTTGAAGCCCATTGTTCATATAGTAGTCAATGACGTTTATGCCATGAGGCGTTTCTTGCCAGAACCAGATCACCGTTGCATCTTTACGTCCAATATCCATCGCCGTATGCACTGGCAACTCTGGCTGATACACTATCTCGTCGCTTATCTGCCCATTTGCTTCAAGCTCATTGATCTGAGTCGAATAATACGTCCCGATAAGCTCGGCAGAGAAATCGTTCATCATCTCCTGTTTCCACTTAGCGTCGGAAACAGACCGTTGTAGTCTTTTCTGTTCAGATTCAGGTATAACCCCCGAATCAGTCACCTTTATATCAGCATGATACCAATCGTCGCTATCGCGGGATTCTTCATAGAGGTTAAAAAAGTCATTTAACCGCCCATAAGCCGTCCCAATGACCACTAACCAACCTTTTCTGTCGAGTAAACAAGGTAAAATGACCGCTTGCAGCAAATCTGGCCGACACTGGGCATATTCATCAATAACGCACCCATCAAGATACAATCCACGTAGCGCATTCACGTTATCCGAGCCTGATAACCAAATCTTAGCGCCATTAGGCAGTGTCACCGATAGCTCGGAGACTTTTACCTCTGTAGCAATGCCAGCCGTCATGTCCACAAGGTATTGCCATGCCACCGCTTTCGCCTGAGAGCGAAACGGCGCTATATAAGCATACTGGGGGTTTTTCTTCTTGCTATACATAGCCCGAATAACCAACTCACCCACGCAACCAACCGTTTTACCAAAGCGTCGATGACAAATAAGGAACGCGTTACGCTGTGTGCGCTGATGAAAAGGCAGCATCATCGCTCTAGGCTCGTAAGGCAGCGTCCATTCAGTCATCCAGCGCGCCTTTAGGCATCTGCTGTTGATTTATGATAACCGTCACATTACCAGAGCTGTTATTTTTAGCCTCACGCGCTATAGAGTCCATCTTATTCATCGTTTCCAACGCCGCTAGGGACGTTTTCGGCTGATTATGCTCATTAGCCGTCGCAATACGCCAAGCCATCGCTCTGCGCTGCGCCTCATTAGCCCCATCTACCGCCTCTTGGTAATAAGCCAGCAATGCGATAAGACGCTGTGCGGGGTCAGACTTAACAATTCGGGATACCCACTGTGCAGATCGGCTTAATTCCTTAGCTATCTCCGCGTAGTTTTTGCCCATGTGGTAAGCCTTAGCCGCCAACACCGTTTTCTTGTCCATAGCCAACGATTGATCAACGATCTGTTGTTGTACGGATTTTAGGTCTTTTATATAGGCATCGGCGCTTGGGTGATTCGGGTTCGCCAAAATCACTTCGGGGAGCTTGGAGGAGTCGTAGGTCAAAATTGTGCTAGGCATACTTGCGATACTAAAGGAGGGTCACCAGATATGCAAGAGTTTTGCCTATGCAAAAGTTTTATGTCGTAGGGTTTTAGGGCTTAGGTATTTAAAAGTTTTATGTCGTAGGGTTTTAGGGTGAAAAAATCTAAATGGGGGCAGACGAGGTAGACGCCGCCCGTTTCAAAACCAATGGGCGGGGGGTCAAACCTCACACGAAACAACCAACACGATCAAACCTAGCAAGCGCCCACCCTCCCACCTTAGCAGACGGCCAGCGTAGCAGACGGCCAGCGTAGCAGACGACCAGCGTAGCAGACGACCAGCGTAGCAGACGGCGAACGTAGGTATAAAGTATATTGAATACCTACTTAAGCTACGTAGGTATAAAGTATATTGAATACCTACTTAAGCCGCGTAGCAACCGCAGACGGCCAGCGTAGCACCGTGATAGCGTAAAAGGTATCAACTTTTAGCGAAAGCATCAGGTTTTTTCACCCTGTTTTTTTTAAAGTGGATGCTCGTATAACCAG